ATCTTGTTAGATACTTTTTGGATTTTAGTTCCTAAAGTTTGGAACCACTGTCCTTGAGTATTATAGAATCCTCCATCGGAAACAGCTGATGTAACGAACTTACTACCATCCCAAGATCTGTTAGATACAGCTGACCACTTTTCAGTAGTAACAGCATCTTGAATTAACATATCTAAGATTTCAAGATCGATTTCCATAGAAATATACTCACTCAATAAAGATGTTAACTCAGCCTCAGCATCAATACTGTGGTAAGCGTTAAGATCTTGAGCGAATTCTGGTGTCCATTGTGCTTTTAACTTTCTAGTTTTAGCAACAATTGCTTCAGAAGCAAGTTCTACGTTAATTTCAGGAATGTTTATAGTTCCTACTTGATTTCCATCTTCAAAGTCACCTCTGTTGTTGTCAACCGGTTGCTTATAGAAAAGGATAGATCCAGTTAATTCTGTATCTAAAGCTGTATCAGCTTTTGCAATAACAAAAGTTACAGTTGTTCCACTTACAGTAGTTAATTCAGGTGTTGTTACGTCTTTTGCGTTAGCTCCTGAACCAGAATAGATTCTAAAAGCTCTTACACCTTTAGCATCGATATTATCACCACCAACAAAAGCTTTTGAGATAGTATAATAGTCACTTGGTTTTCTATCGTTATCATAAGCAATAGATGAAGAAGTTGCTACTCCTGCATCTTCTTGTACAGCTTTTGAAGCAGAATTTACAGAGTAACCGAATGCTCCAGCGCCATAAAGACCGCCAGCAACTTCAGTGTCTACTCCCATTTTAGTTGCTGCAGTAGATACATTTCCGTACATGTTATCTCCAGCATTTCTAAAATTGCCTGTTTTTCCACTTGATATGCTTGTTCCGTATTTAAAGTCTAAGAAAAATACAAGTCCTGAAGGTAAGTTCATTGGTTGTACAGATACAAAGTCTTTAGCAGCGATTTGAGCGAATACTTTACGTACTAATGGTAAAGCTACTCCAGCCCATTGTTCTCCAGCTCCTACTCCAAAAGAACCGCCAGTAGACGATCCTGCTCCTGAGGTAGATGCTTCAGATACAATCTGCTTAGCTTGATTCTCAAGAATCATAGCCATGTTGTTTTTCTCGATCTCGTTAGAATATCCTTCTAAGAGTCCAGATTGGGTCCATTTGTCAGCTAAACGTGCAGCATCAGCTTGCAAGTTTTTAAAGTTGCCTTGAGACCCTTCTAATAATTTATTTAATTCCATGATTAAAATTTGTCTTTTTAAATTTATTTAATTATTCCAGCTAATTTTTGCATTCTTAATACAGCGTCGCTAACTTCAGCAATTACTTCTGGTTTAGAAGCAGTAGTTCCTGTAGCTTTACTAGCCATACCTAATTTTGATTCTCTAATTGTGCTTTTTGTAGATTTACTTACTACATTATCAGCAACTGTTTCGAATACTAATTTCACTTCTTTAACTGTTTCGGCTTTATCGAATGCAGCGATAACATTTACTTTTTGCGATTCAGTTAAATTATTTGCTTTGAAGACTTTATTTACATAAAGTAACTTAGCGTTAAGAAGATTAACTTCTTGAAGTTTACCTTTCATTTCATTGATAGTAGTCATAGCTTCTTCTAGTTCACTAGATTCTTCTACTTCTATTTCTCTCATTGCGTCGGACATTTTTCCTAATTCAATTCCTTTTACAAAATCTGCTACTGATTTGCCAGCTTTTTTAGCTTGCTTACCAATAAAATCCATTGCTTTTAATAAGTCATTGTTTTCAGGTGTACGAGTATGCATACTTACTTCTTCCATTTCAGTTTCGTTAGAAACTTCTACTTCTCCTTCGTTGTATCTGTTAGCAGCGGCTTTACCGTGCTTTCTTAAACCTGCAGCTAATTTTTCCCCTTGAGGTCCAAAATCTCCAGCTTCTAATTTAGACATTAATTTGTCTAAACCAACAGATGCACCGAATATAGCAGCAACTCCTGCTCCTACTGTAAGTGGATCTACTTCGTTAATCATAGATTCGTCTTTGTGATCATCTGAATGCATTGCTTCATCCTTTTTGTCGTGATCCATAGCTTCATCTTTCTTCTCAGGGTCCATAGCTTCATCTTTATGATCATCGTCATGAGACATTGCCTCATCTTTATGCTCACTATCCATTTCAGCGATTTCTTTAAGAAGTTCATCTAAGTCAATTTCTTCTTCATCTTCCGCTCCTACCATATCGTCAGTTGGTAACTCATCAGCAGGCATTTCTTCGCCTTCTGCTTCTGCTCCCATTTCTTGTGCTATAATATCACGGATTAGATCTTTAAGGTCGTCCACTTCCATGTCCTTTACCTCAATATCTTCTTCAGCTTCCTCATCAGATTCTTCTGAATCATCGTCAGCTTCTTCAGCATCCATCTCTTCAGCTTCTACTGAAAGATCTTCCTCAATTGCTTCGTCTTTTTTGTCTTTATCCATTCCTTCTTCTACCTCTTCTTCAACTTCATTAACTACTTCTTCTTCTACGGATGAATCATCCATTTCTTGAAGTTTAGCAGCTAACATGTCTTTAAGATGAGGAGTTAAAGTCTCTTCTAAAGCTTCTTTAGCATTAGCAATAGCAGCTTCTCTTACAGATTTAGCTTCAGCAATAGCTTGCTTGAATAAATCTTTGTTTGCCATTTTA